AGGACATCGCAACAACAGCTTTGGGAATTATGTCGGTGGCGTCATCTAGGCGACTCCACTTGGAGGAAGACACGCCTGTTGATGAGCTTAGACCTCATTGGGAAGCAACGATGGGGTCTGGACGTTATTACCTGTTCGATCACTGGGGGTCAACATCAGCCGATGAGCTTCTTTCAAGAGTACGGCACATGGCAAAGGCCTGCGACTGTCGCTATGTCATCCTCGACCACTTGTCAATCGTGGTTTCTTCTCAAGAGAACGGGGACGAACGGAAAGCTATAGATGAGATTATGACCAAGCTACGTACACTAGTGGCAGAAACAGGCATCACCCTGTTCCTTGTGTCACACCTACGGCGTAGCTCTGGCACAGCACACGAGGACGGTGGGCGAATCAGCCTGCAGGACTTACGTGGGTCACAGTCTATCGCACAGCTGTCTGACATTGTTATAGGCATGGAGCGTGACCAGCAGAATCAGGATGAGGACATACGTAACACTACCACGGTACGTATCCTCAAGAACCGTTACTCTGGTGAAACTGGTCCTGCCTGTTGGCTACGTTACGATAAGTTTACCGGACGTATCCACGAGTGTGCTAACCCTAACCCACCGGAGACTGAGTTTTGAACGTAGTCTACTGTGACATTGAAACTGACGGACTCAACCCTAGTGTAATCTGGTGTGCTGTCTGTCGCCACAACGGAGAGAGCGAGGTAATCTGTAATGAAAAAGACTTCAAAGCGTATGTATCGCGTAAAGCGCCGGTACTGTTCGTTTTGCACAACGGAATTGGCTTTGACGTTCCTGTGGTTGAGCGTCTTTGGGACTTTACTTTTGACCGGAGTATGGTCACTGATACACTAGTACTGTCACGCTTGGCTGACCCCAGCAGGTCTGGTGGACACTCTCTGCGTAACTGGGGCAACATCCTAGGCTACGCCAAGGGCGATCACGAGGATTGGTCACAGCTGACACCAGAGATGATCGACTACTGCATCCGTGACGTAGAACTAACCGAAGCGGTGTATAACAGGCTACGGGTGGAGCTAGACGGTTTCGCACAGGAGAGCATTGACCTAGAGCATCAGGTACAGTGGATCGTACAGGGACAGGTGGAAAACGGGTGGCTACTGGATCAGCGGTTGTGTCACATCTTGTGTGCCAAATTTAAGGAACGCATGAATGAAATTGAAAGTGATCTACAGGCGCTTTTCCCGCCGATTGTCGAGGAGCGGTGGTCAGAGAAAACGGGTAAACGGCTTAAGGATAAGGTCACTGTATTCAACGTTGGATCCCGTCAACAGGTTGCGGAACGATTGTCAGCTAAGGGCGCTGTATGGACGGAACTCACTCCGACAGGCAAACCGATGGTTGATGAGAAGACGCTTAAAGAGAACAGTCATGTACCCGAAGCGGCACAAGTCTTGGAGTACCTCTTACTTCAAAAGCGATACGCCCAAGTAAACTCGTGGCTGGAACACGTACAGGACGATGGCAGAGTACACGGGAGAGTCACAACAAACGGCGCTGTAACGGGACGCATGACACACCAGAACCCCAACATGGCACAGGTTCCGTCAGTTAACTCTCAGTTTGGCAAGGAGTGCCGTGACTGTTGGATTGTACCAGAGGGACGTAGGCTGGTTGGTGTTGACGCCAGTGGACTAGAACTAAGGATGCTTGCTCACTACATGGGCGACGAGGAGTTTACAGATGTCTTGCTTAGAGACGACATTCACACCAGAAATCAAACTGCTGCAGGACTTGCAACAAGACCTCAAGCAAAGACTTTCATCTATGCTTTCCTCTACGGAGCAGGAGACGCCAAACTTGGAAGCATCGTCGGAGGAACTGCAAAAGATGGCTATACGCTTAGGCAGCGATTTCTACGAAATACACCTGCTCTTGAAGCTCTACGAGAACGAGTTGGACAAGCTTCTAGGAAAGGGCATCTCACAGGACTCGACGGACGAAAGCTCTGGGTCAGATCAGAACATAGTGCACTGAACACTCTCCTGCAGGCGGCTGGTGCGATCATTATGAAACGTGCGCTTGTCCTGCTGGATGACTACGCAACACAGCACGGGATTGATTACAAGTTTGTAGGGAACGTACACGATGAGATACAGTCGGAGGTGGCTACAGAACAAGCAGAGAAGTACGGGTGGCTCGCAGTGGAGTGCATCAAGGCGGCTGGGATTTCTTTTGAACTCCGGTGCCCACTCGACGGAGAGTACCAAGTCGGAGCAACGTGGGCAGACACACACTAAGGAGAAGCCATGTCAAAATTAACAAATAGCAGAGCTGGAGACTTAGCGGAATTTTATGCTGTGACTTGGTTATGGGATCAAGGTTACGAAGTGTTTTTAAATCCCGGTTCGTCAGGAGTCATAGACATGGTCGCTTGGAAAGAGGGTGAGATTAAATTGATTGATGTTAAGTCAAGAAACGGCACAAAACACGCTAGGGGTCGTGGAAGAACACCGCTTCAAAAAGAACTTGGGGTTCAGATTATTTTTTATGACGCAAAAACACGGAAAATGCACTGGGTGGAGCATCAAGAATGAACAAACTTTACTCACTGGTAGATGACATATACGCTGTTGTTTCTTCCAAAGAAGTACCTGATGACGTTGATCTGTACGAAGAGATTGACCGCTTTGGTGAGAACTGTAAGCGGCTCATGTCAAACCTGTTCACAGAGAAGCGTGACGGACGCAAGCTGCGAATGTCAAACATAGGGCGTGATGATCGCTACCTGTGGAACGTAGTGAACAACTCAGACGTACAGGAGGAAATGACTCCTAACACCTACGTCAAGTTTATGTACGGGCATCTGATCGAAGAGATGCTGTTGTTTCTAACCAGACTCTCAGGACACGAGGTGACAGATGAGCAGAAGCAGTGTGAAGTCGCAGGTATCACGGGCTCTATGGATTGCAAAATTGATGGTGTTGTCACTGACATTAAGAGCACTTCCTCTTTTGGGTTTAAGAAATTCAAAGACGGAAGTTTGGCTTATGATGATCCGTTTGGATACGTTGCTCAAATTAAAGGGTATGCGCACTCAGAGGGTGAAACCAAGTTTGGCTGGTTAGCTATGGACAAGCAGAACGGGCATCTAACGTACCTGATGTACGATTCTGAGGACACGCAGGCTCCTGTGTACGACAAGATTTCATACGACATAGAGGAGCACATCAACCGTGTAAAAAAGCTAGTAGAGCAACCGGAGCCGCCAGAGGTGTGCCACGAGCCAGTACCAGATGGCAAAAGTGGAAATCAAAAGCTCGCAGTCGGTTGTTCGTACTGTCCCTACAAGTTTACCTGTTGGCCCGGAGTAAGAACTTTCCTGTACTCAAGTGGACCCAGATATTTAACAGAGGTAGTCAATGAGCCGAAAGTCACGGAAGTCTAAACTAGGAAACTTTAGGTCGGAGTTTGAACGAGATGTCGCAACGCAGTTACAACCATTTGGCTTTAGCTACGAACCGTTCCAAGTCCCGTACAGGATCGAACGAAAGTACACCCCAGACTTTGTGTACCAACACAACGGACGAACGTATCTCATTGAGTGCAAAGGATATTTTCGCGCAGGAGACACGCAGAAGTATCGTTCGGTCAAGAACTGCCTCGCGGAGAATGAGGAACTCATATTTGTACTGATGAAGCCTAATCAGAAAGTGAGCAAAAGTACCAAAAATACTATGGCTCAATGGTGTGACAAACACGAAATTTTATGGTATAATATAGACACGCTAAAGGAGTTGGTTGATTATGTCTCTGACACTAGAAGAAATTAAGGAGCGTCTGTTGCGGTTCTACGACCCTGACGATCTTCTGGAAGGCCTACAGATCTCATCTGACGAACTGTTGGACAGGTTTGAAGACAAGCTGCTGCTTAGGCTGGACAAGTTTCAAGAGGATCTAGAGGAAGAATATGAGCATTGATAAGGCATCACCGAAAGAATGGGATACAGCAGTAGGTAAACTGTATCACCCTCAAGACCAACACAACCCCGTGACTCAGCCCGATCACTACAACAAGGGAGCGATAGAGGCCATTGAAGCAATCAAGGCGTCCATGCACCCACAAGAGTACAAGGGCTATCTCAAGGGGAACTGCCTGAAATACCTCTGGAGGTACGAGTACAAGAACGGTGTAGAAGACTTACGTAAGGCCCGTGTCTATCTGGATTGGCTCATCAAAGAGGTTGCCTTATGAAAGTCATAGACGGTAACTTTGGTAAGAAGGACGAAAAAACACAGGACGTACCCACATCAGAGTTTCTGTCTGTGTTTGTAGGTAAAGCTATGGCGCACGAGCAAGAGGGCAGGAGAGTAAAGGTGGCTGTTATTATGTACGAGGACGGTGAGATGTTTGAAGTAGCGTCCAACGAGCAGTACCCTGATGGAGTGTATATGCTTCTACAGATGGCAGGCCAAGCAATCATTAATGAAACACTAGGAGTAACTGAATAGATGGACGCATACCAGCAATACATACACAAGTCACGGTACGCCCGTTACCTTCCAGAAGAGAAGCGCAGGGAGACTTGGGAAGAAACAGTAAACAGGTACATTAACTTCTGGTCAGGCCGGGGTGCTCTGAATGACTTTGATGTGTCAGAGATTTTTAAAGCTATCCACGATCTAGACGTAATGCCATCCATGCGAGCACTGATGACCGCAGGAGAGGCACTGGATCGTGACAACGTAGCAGGGTTTAACTGTAGCTACCTGCCCATAGACCACCCCAAGGCCTTTGACGAACTGATGTATGTCTTGCTATGCGGAACAGGGGTGGGCTTCAGCGTCGAGCGTCAATACATCAGCAAACTGCCAGAAGTAGCGGAGACATTCCATGCAACCGACACAGTTATTAATGTTGCAGATTCGAAGATCGGATGGGCGAAATCGTTTAGGGAGTTGGTATCACTGCTGTATTCAGGTCAAGTTCCCGAATGGGACGTTAGCAGAGTACGACCTGCAGGTTCCCCGCTCAAGACTTTCGGAGGCCGTGCAAGTGGTCCTGAACCTCTCGTCGATCTTTTC